TTATTTAATAATAATTATGATATAATAGAACATAATTATATTATAAATGACACAGATAGAACGATAATAGGATTATTATGGCACGAAAATGTAATAGATTATATTTCAAAAGAAGATAATAAAAAAGTAATTCCATTTTATTTAAAAGTTTTAGACAATATGTGTTTTTCTGATTATATAGATAGAATTACTTTTCAAAAACAAATATGGCAGTTTAATGAAATGACATCTTTAATAAAGACATTTTATAATAATAAAATTTTTCATGAACATTTTCAAACAAAACCAAAAATATCTGAAATAAGATTTACAAAAGTATTAACCAAATATTCAACAGAATATAATAATTATATTTTTATACAAAATTTGTGTCAATTATTAAATATGGATCAAAAAGATTTGTATACTTTTTTTTTAAATTTAAAAGAAAAGTATCAGGAAAATTATATTTATTCTCTCTTTGAGAATTATGAAATCAATAAATTAGATATCAATCGTTTTTTTAGATTTTTGGATAAATATACTTTAGAAAACGCAATTGGTATTTCTGATAAAAATATTATTGAAGAAGAATCAAATGATGACGAGTTACCAGAAGAATTATTTGATTAACACAAATCTGTATATTTATCTCGAAGATTTATTTCTTTTTTGAAAATATTTAATAGAGAAATTTTTTCATTTGTATTTATGTTATTATCCAAAAGATACTTTAACAATTTATACATTGTCTGATATTTTTGTAGTTTGATTAAATCTATTATATATTGATTATTTTCTTCTTCGATTTTGATTTCTCTATGAAGCTTTATTTCGTCTTCCGTCATTTCCAAATCATATTCACTTCCATATTCTTTATCAAAAAGAATTGTTTTATGTAAAAACCTATTATTCATATTGAATCCATATACACAGGACAATGAAATAATAAATAATATCTTAAACAACATTATTTATTATTAATGATTAAATATTTATATTGTTATCATTAATGAATAACAACATTTGAACCCATATGCTCAACCACTGTCAGTTCTGGAAGTTCTTCTTTATAAATAAAATTAAATTTATACGTCAACATTTGACGTTTTTTCTTTTCATACCAATTATTTTTATCTTCTTGACTAACACGAATCCCGTGATGCCTTTCAAATTGTTCGGGATTATTGTAAAATAATACAATTGGTTCTCGTGCTTTTTTATTTTCACCCGTACACACAACTACTTTATAATATAAATCTTCATCAAAAGAACCAACTTTGTGAAAAATATTCTTTTTTGTAGTTGTTGGTTTAAAATTGTTTCCAATCAATACATATTGATTCGCTCTTTCAGAATAACCATAAATATATTCAGTTCCAAATTGTGCATTCTTTATAACATTTCCTTGTTGTCCAGAAGTATAACATTTTATTTTATAATGAATCGTCTTCTCATTGTCTGTATCATATTTATGTCTTGACAAAAAATGTATATTTTTATTGTCAATAAGAATATCCTTTACTTTTCTTGTTTCTTGATCCTTTACAGAAGATGTTTCTGAGTAATAATCATCACCAATAAAATATTCAGCCATTTGATTTCTTATTATAATCTTGTATATATTATAGTTTTAAATTATTTTCTAATACACATATTCTATTTTTTAACTCGATATTATCTTTCATTAAAATATTTATTAATTGTTTATGTTCTATTATTATTTTCTCTACTTGTTTATTTATAATATTTATTTGTTGAACATTTTGAATAAGTTGTTGTTGGATTAATTGATTTTTTTTATCAGTAATTTCTTTGATTTGATTTAATACTTCTGGTTTATTCTCTATTTTTCCAAAATCATAATTGGATAAAATATTATCTATATCTTTCATAAAAAAATCTTTAATCGATTGGTCTTGAATAAAATGATCTATAGTTTTATCAGATATTTTCATAAATTTATTCTCTTGTTGATTTAATAACTCTTTTTTATCAAACGTATTATGGATATGAGAAAATACTAATATTGTTTTTAACGAGTCTAATTGTATCATTGGAATCGTATAATTTTTTAAAAAATGTTTTTCTTCAGCTAAAGCAGCATTATCTTCAAATGAGGTTTGGGTTAATAATTCTCTACGAAAAGCAAATGTTGCTGCCGTAGCATGATTTTGACCATATGGTCCGAATTGATACATTTTATTTATGTGTTTAAAATAAATATACATTTCACTAGATCCAGCAATCATATAAGAAGGATTATTTTTTAATGTGTCTACCGCATGTTGAACTCGTTCTGGAGGATAATAATCATCATCATCCATATATATTATATATTGCCCCAATGCTTTTTCATGCATCAAATTCCTCTTTTTACCCAAAGTCATTCTTGTATCATATTTAAAATACTTTACTTGAGGTATATCTTTTACCAAATCTTCAATCTTATCTGTTCCATCATCTATAATAATCCATTCCATTTTATTTTTTGGATATGTCTGAGAAAGAAAACAGTTAATAATCATATTGTAAAACGGACGACGATTAAAAGTAGGAGTACAAATACTTACTTCTGGATTTATTTTTTTATTTTTATTTTTATTTTTTAACATTTATTAATATCAATCATTTATTTAAATTTATTTAAATTTATTATTATTTTTTAAAAAGATAATTTTTTATTACACTAATCGCAATACCACCAATAGAATAGGAACCATAGTTATACGAGTCTAATAAAGTTGTACTGTCGCCAAACTCAGCACTACAATTATATGTGATTCTATTTGATTTTGAATATTTTTCATACTTTTCTTTTGTAATTTCAATCATATCATTATTTTTTAATGCTTCTTCTTTAAAAGAATTAATTGCATAAGAAGATAAAAATCCATTTTTTTTACTATCTTGATGTATTAATGTATTATTAAAATAACTAAAAATCAGTAATATTATTAAAAAAAGAAAAATAGATCCTAATGAACCACCGCCTAACGAAACTACTTTACAAGTAAATAAATCATATATAAAAACTAACAATAATAGCAATAAAATATATGATTGTTTATATTTTAATCCTCGAATACAACTAATAAAAGAATATTTTTTCGACGGTTCATTTATAATTTTTGCTTTGAAAAATAAAGGTAATATTAAAATAAAAATCATAATGAAAATAGAAATACTTTGAACAGTAATACATAATCCTGGTAATAATAACGGCATTTGAACTATTAGTAATATAATAATTATAATGGCACCAATATATATAAATATTTTCATTATATAAAACGCCATATCAACTTTATCAGCCGCTTTTGAATAAGATTTAGCAATATAAATAATATATGCTACAACAATATAAATATAATATAGAGTAAAACAACAAATAAATAAATAAGATACAAATTTAAAAATATTATAAATTAAACTAAAAAATGTAGGCAGTGGTAGTGCTAACAGTAATAATGAAGGTAAAAACAATAATAAAATTTCAAAAAAAGAATAAGGAATACATAACCAATATGTAAAAATGTTAATAATAAAACCAAACACAAGATCATATAATACAATAGCTAATACAAGTAATCTACGAAATGTATCTAATGGAAAATTTATAAATATCATATACAAAATACTTGATACATAAGTAAGTATATTTGGATCATCGTTATTTTTAGCCTTATTCCAATCTGTTATAACTTGGTCACTTAATGATGGTACTGGTTCCATTTTAATATATTGAATCCAATTTTGCATTTGTAACCATTTATTTATCATTGCATATGAAGATGACAACATTTCTACAACATTGTCGTCATAAGTAAATTTTATTAATTTTCCATATGTTATTTTACATACAGAGTTATCACCTTCTGGATTATCACCTTCTGGATTATCACTTTCTGGATTACCACCTTTTGGATTATCACCTTCTGGATTACCATCGACTGATTTAATTTCTTCTGGATTAACATCTTCTGTTTGATCAGACGAAAATTTAAATGTATCTTTGATACATTGTTGTAAACTAACGTAAAATGAAATATCATCTGTTATTATTGTATTATCATCATCTGGTGTAGGTATAGCTTCAACCGCATCACCTATATTATTACGGTTATAAGACTTATTCCCATTACTTATGAATGGTTTATTAAATGGAGAACAATAACCACTTGTTGAAAAATTAAGCACGCCACTTAAAATTCCAGATCGTCCTATTTTTAAACTATAAATTAAAGGAACCCCTATGAATATAATTCCGCAAATAATTTGTAATACGTGATAAGTATATACTTCGTAAAATGATATTACTTGTTCAGATGCTTGTTTTTTTTTTGAATCAACTAAATCACTATCATTTGCTTCATCTTGCATTATAATTTTAAAGAATATATTATAATTATATATTTTCCTTTTGAAGTATAAAATATTATAATTATATATGAATTATAAAAATGCAGAAAATATAATATTAGTGCTTTTATTTTTATTGATTTTATTGAATTCTTATTCTCTAAAAGAAGGATATGGTAATTATAGTGATACAGTTGATTTACCAATTAATACTAAATATTCTTGTAAAAATATGTGTGGTCCTCAAGCCATATGTAGTTTAACTGGTGAACAATGTACTTCTGATATAGATTGTTACGGATGCCAACCTAAAAAACAAAATAAAAATAAAAAATTTAAAGACGTAAATCCTTACGATGATGCTGGAAAATTAACGGATAATATGACACCTAATTATTCGGTCTTAACAAATGATATTGGCACACAAGCATATTATTTTAAGGATAAGATAAATAGTCCGGCATTATATTACAATAAAGGAATTAATACATGGAGAGAAACGTTTGATGCAGAACAATATTTATATAATAAAAGATATAATCCTTCGATTTATTTTACTCAATTTATACCTAGTTATAAAGCAACACCTACCTTATCCGGAGAATTTATGGTAGTTGGTCCTCTAGCATCCAACGCAACTTTATAATATATTATTATTATATGAGTTGGTTATCCATGTCTTCTTCTCGGCGTCGTCGTTCTTCACCACCTCCTTTACCCAAAATAAATATAGCTGAACAAGAATTAAATAAACAAGATATTGCTGAAATAACACATTTTCTTAAATCATCACCCTATTTTAAAAAAGACTATGAACAAAAAGTAGGTAAGCAATCGTGGATGAATCCTTTAAGAAATTTATTAGAAACAAACAAATTAAATGATACAACAAAGATGAAATTGTTTAATATAATTGACCCAGAAACAACAAGAGAAATGAAGAGCCAACTTGATACTTATAAAAAAGTAAAAACAATTGCTGAATCGAGTATCAATCCATTTAAACACGATAGAGAAATGGAAGAAGAATATACACGTTTTAAAGGAGATAACCCATTTGGAGGAAAACGAAAAACACGAAGAAATAAAAGGAAATCATTAAGAAAAAGATATTAACATAATATATGATTTCATTTGAAAAAACATTAATTAATATTAAAAAAATACCAGATGTTCCATTATATGCAAATGTTATTTGTATCATAAATAGAGAAGCAGATCCAGATAAAATAAATATTCCACAATTAGTAGGATATTTAAATGAAATAAATATTCCTTCACAAGATAATTATAATGAGGTTATACATACATTGCGTTCAGTAATTTTAGGCAATCAAGCACGAATGTGTAGATTTTTAGGAGGAATAGAGAAAAAAGATTTCAACACAGATAATTTTATTTTATTAAGTTATATTAATTTTGAAAATAAAAATTATATTAATGGATTCATCAAAGTAAAGAATTGTCCTATGTATCATAATATCATAAAAACAAATTATATTTGCACTGATTTATATTTTAATGGTATAGGAAAATCATTATTGACGTTGTTAAAAAGTATCATTATTAAATTAAGAATACCAAAGTTAAGAATTCAATCTGTGAATAGACCTACTACTTTAAATTTTTATACAACTCAAAATTTATATCCGATCAGAGACCAAACAGAAACAAAGTATACGTGGATGGAATGGGATTATACTACGAAAACAGAAAAAGATGATGGATATTTACATAAAATGAAATATCCTTTTCCAATAGTTCTAGATAAAGAAAAATATATGAAAAATCGTAAGGATGTGGATGATGCCATACTTATTCCTTATCGCGTTAATCCCAATGCACGATCGAGATCGAGTAGTTCAAGAAGAAGTAATAGTGTTTTTCGTGATGTAGAATCACTATAGAAATAATATTTTGTAAATTATAAATAAATACGTCGAGATAAGAAACTTATTAACAAAAAAATAATAATTATATTTAATAATATAATATAATTATTAACTTGCATATAATAATCCACAATTTCCACCAATAAAATTAACCACATTATATCTTTCTTCGAAAAGAACCATATTATAATAATAATCATATATTCTCCAAGTAGGTTTATTAATACCAACAACATTTCCAGATTGTGGATCACAAATCACCAAACTTTGTGCATTTGGATCGATTGGTGGTGTGATAGTAACTGTTTCTAATTCAATATTAGTAAATCGACTCATATTCATTGCACCACTTGGTTGTAAATCTAGGTTAGACGAATTCATACAAAAATTATACACATATAATCCATCTTTTCCCGAACCCGTTGTTCTAGTATATTTCTCTATATAATTATAAATACCAGCGGGTTGTTGATTTTCTCTATAAATACCATCTAACAATATCCCCATTGTAACTAATATGTTTTTTGTATTTTCAAAATTATAATTTCCAGTAATCATCCAACCAGTTAAAAACCCATCTGCGTTGACACCTGGACCTATTTCTACAACTGTATTACTTCGTTCAACAGGAAAGGATCCATTTGTGGGTGCTTGTATTAAATCTTGAGGTAAATAGTTATATGGCCAATTCGTATAATTACTCCATTCGTTTCTTAAATTTACATCACTTCTTTGAAAATAAAACATCCAATCTATAATCATTCCAATCGAATCAATAGAAATACGATTGGAACCTGTAATATTATAATATATATCTTCTCTTACTTGTTTGAATAAATATTTTTGTTCTTGTAAGGCAAATATTCGTGATTCTTCGTTAGAAAGAAAAGCATATGTACAATTTAAATGAATATCAGCATTCCAAAGAGTTCGAATATCTGTGTATGACATAACACCCAAATCAATATCAGGTGGTGTTTGTAGAAAACGATACATTTGCATATAATATAAATTAAAGTTGGGTGCCACATAAGGAAAATTATTTACAGTATCATAAACATCACGAATTTGAAATAATTCTTGAATAGGTCTCATAGTAATATTAATATGTAATTCATTATATTGTAGAGAAATAAGAGGGAATGCCATTTGACTTTTCAAATTAAACCAAGCATTTAAAGGTATATATAATATGTTTGCGCGTATACTTGGTTCTGCTCCAAGTGAATTTGTTGTATAATAAGAATTGGGATAAGAATTGACTCTAGTACCCGAATTTGCTGGATCATAAATTTCCGGAACGTGTCCGATCATTTTAAAAAATAATTCTTTTTTTTCTGTAGTGAAATCTCTTAAAACAGAATTTAATATATATGCTCCCGAAAATTCTTGTATGGTTTGATTTCCACAAGTAATGGTTACTTTGGAAATCATTTGAGCACCTAAATATTCAATCCATTTAAACTCATACGGAACCCATTGATTTCCATTTTCTTCGGTTGGTGGAACAATAATACTCCAAATATTAGGTAGTTCAACAGATAAATAACAATCCATTAATAAATCAGCATATCTTGGAATTTTAAATGTAAAATTGGATTCTTCAGTTAATCTTAATGTTTTAGATCCATCAAAATCTACCCTAAACTTTTGTAAGCCGAAATTGGTATATTTAGAATAGGTCGATTTGAAAAAAGTTTTAGATGGATTACCATTTAAAATAATATTTTGTTGTCCTTCACTTACTAATTGCATTAACCCCCCGGGCATATCTAATATATAATATACTTTTTATTTAACTTTATTGTGAATAAAAGAATAAAATAATCAATTATATTAATAATATGGATAAAATATGGATAATCACAATTATAATTATACTTATTATTTTATTTATATGTTTTGGTATAAAATCACCAAATAAAGAATCGTTTAGTTTATTTTCATCTAGCACTGCAACAAAAGAACCAAACAGAAAAATAAGTTCAATGACATTAAATAATACATCGACGGATGATTCTCAAGAATCTACTAGTCAAGGATCACCTGACGACGATCCAAGTGGAACGGGAATTACTGGAACGTATGCAATGAGAGATTATTATATTTTTTCATCGTATAATTCGTGTAATAATAACACTACTACATCAAATAATAAAGTAGATACTCAATCATTAAAAAATGTAATTTCTCAAGGTGTAAGATTATTGGATTTTGAATTATATTCATTAAATAATGATCCTATAGTTGCAACGTCAAGTATACCTAATAATTATTTTATAAAAGAATCAAATAGTTCTGTTCCATTTAGAAATGTATTTGATACAATTATAAACACCGCTTTTAATATATCTACTGCACCTAATCCTACAGACCCATTATTTATCCATTTAAGAATACAAAGTACAAATCAAAAAATGTTTTCTAACTTAGCATTAATATTTAAAAACTATGAGAATAGTGGTTATATATTAGGACCACAGTATAGTTTTGAATATCAAGAATGTAAAGATAGTACCAATAATGATTTAAAATGTTCAATAAGAAATATTACTTCTCTACCATTAAATAAGTTTAAGAACAAAATTATTCTAATTATAGATAAACAAAATACAAATGTATTAGATAATAAAGATTTAATGGAATTTTGTAATTTAATGTCGAATTCAATTAATTGTAGATTAATAACAAACTATGAAATGAAAAATTCTCCAGACCAAAATGAATTAATAGAATTTAATAAAAGAAGTATGTGTATTGTTACACCTGATATAGGTGCAAAACCAGATAATCCAAATATTTCAACGGCAAATTTATTAGGGATTCAATTTACAGCAATTAATTTTTCAAATGAAGATAGTTTATATACAAAAACAATAAATTTATTTAATGATAATGGAAGCGCATTTATATTAAAACCTGAAAATTTACGTTATGTACCATTATATGTTCCAATTCCAAATGATCCACCACCTGGATATTCATTTGCACCTAGAGACTTGGAAGGTAGATATTTTAATTTCCAAATATAATTGTAATAAAATATATTTTTATTATATGGAATCGTTCAAATGTGAAAAAGGTGTTGCATTAGAAGATTGTGAATTAGCTATAATACGTATGGCAGTAGATAAGGCAGAAGAAATAGAAGGAAAAGCAATTGTGAATTCACCAGAAGTAAAAGTAATTATTACTATTGTAGAAGATTTTTTAAAAAAGAAAAAATTAATTGCTTATGGTGGAACAGCGATTAATTCAATTCTTCCGATAGAAGATCAATTCTATAATAAAAATACAGAAATACCAGATTATGATTTTTTTTCTCCTAATGCTTACCAAGATGCAAAAGATTTAGCTGATATTTATTTTAACAAGGGATTTCAAGAAGTAGAGGCAAAAAATGGAGTACACGAAGGAACATATAAAGTTTTTGTAAATTTTATACCGGTAGCTGATATAACTTTTTTAAATAAAAGTATATTTCAAGCATTAAAAAAAGATGCGATTTGTAAAGAAGGTATATTATATGCCCCGCCTAATTTTTTAAGAATGTCCATGTATTTAGAATTATCAAGACCCGCTGGTGATGTGAGTAGATGGGAAAAAGTGTTGAAAAGAATCACTTTATTAAATAAAAATTTTCCATTGAATGCAAAAAATTGTTGGAAGATTGATTTTCAAAGAAAAATGGAAAGTAAAGAAAAGATAAATATGATTTACAATACAATTAGAGATACATTTATAAAAGAAAAAGTTGTATTTTTTGGTGGATATGCCATTTCTCTATATTCTAAATATATGCCTAGTAAATTGAAACATAAGTTTAAAAAATATCCAGATTTCGATGTATTATCAATAGAGCCTTTAAAAACAGCTGAAGCGATAAAAAAATCATTAAATGATATTGGTATTCAAAATGTTTCTATTGTAAAAAGAGAAAAAATAGGTGAGATTATTTCTCTACATTATGAGATAAAAGTAGAGAAAGATACAGTTGCTTTTATTTATGAACCATTGGCGTGTCATAGTTATAATATAATTAAAATAAATAACCAGTCTATTAAGATTGCAACAATCGATACAATGTTGAGTTTTTATTTAGCGTTTTTATATTCTAATAAAGATTATTATGATATAGATAGAATATTATGTATGTCTCAATATTTGTTCAAAGTCCAACAACATAATCGTCTTGAACAAAAAGGATTATTAAAAAGATTTAGTATTGATTGTTATGGTCATCAAGAAACATTAGAAGAAATAAGAGCCAAAAAAAATAAATTATTTTTATCTTTAAAGAATAAAAAAAATACAAAAGAATATGAAAAACATTTTATGAGATATCGACCTATTGAACAAAAAATAATATCTAAACCTCATAAATCTTTTTCTAATAACACAAAAAGCTTACATAATAAAACAAAAAATACAGAAAGTAAACCAAGACTTACAAGAAAAAGAGGAAGAGGTGGATTGTTTATTTAACACTTTTTATTTTTATTTTTTTATATCAGAAATATATGTCAATACATATTATTGTTGCAAGGTATAATGAAAATATAGAATGGACTAAAAAATTTTCGAATGTGACTATTTATAATAAAGGCGAACCATTAAATAATGGATATAATGAAATATTATTAAATAATGTTGGTAGAGAACAACATACTTTTTTTAAATATATTTATGATAATTATGATAATCTAGAAAATTATAGTATTTTTTTACAAGGAGACCCATTTCATCATTTATCAAACACAATAGATAAATTAAATGAAATAATAAATGATAAAGAATATGATAAAGATTTTGAGATATTATCTCATAACATTTTTGATTGTAATTTATCGGGCTGTAAATATCATTGTGGAATACCTTTAATAGAAATATATGAAAAACTGTTCAATGAAAGAAAAGAAAATATGGAATTTAAATTTGGTGCTGGAGGACAATTTATCGTTTCTAAGAAAAATATTTTAAAACATCCTAAAGATTTTTATTTAAAAATTGTTGAATTTTTACAGAATGATATAAGTCCAATTGAAGGATATGTTATTGAACGTTTTCATAAAGTTATTTTTGATTAAATAATTATTCAGAGTATTGAATTTCACCTTCACTTTCATTTACGTGGATAAATAATGACAATACATAATAAGCGATTCCAAATAGTATACTCATAAATAAATTTCCATAAATATTAATATTTCCATCTTTAAAGAATAAAATAGGAATATATGTTATTAATAATTTTTTAATATAAGGAAGTTGTAATAAAAAATAAAAAATAGATAATAAAACTGCCATTTGTATTTCATTGTAAGTATTTTCAAATAAATATAAATAATTTTTTGCTTTGTGTAAATTTTCTCTAAAGTTATTTTCTTCGATATCTTCTTCCTCAACAAAATTTGTATTATTTGGAGGAGGAGTATATTCTTGTTGAACTTGGTTATCTAATTGTTGAGTTTTATGAGTCGGAATATCTCTAGATTGTAATTGTGTAGCTCCGGTTACACTCGCTTGTTGAATACCCGATACAATTTGATTGATTGTTGTTTGATCTAAAGTTACGCCTGAATTTACTGGATTTAATTTAGTATCTTGACCTGCAATATTATCTGTAACACTGAATTGAATATTTTGATTCGTTGATGGTAAATCAAAGATATTGGTCGTTCCAGAAGCCATTTATATTTATAAATGAATTATAAATATAATTATGACGAATTCGAAGTTATTAACACATCCTTTTTAGTATTATTACATTTTGTTGAAACTAAATTATATTTGTAACATTTA